TTTCTGTTGCTTGCAGTACGGCTACTTATTTTATTAGAACCAGTTGTTGTTTTTAATCCAAAAGTTTTTTGATCAGCCGATCTTTTTATTTGATCTAAAAAAGCTAAAGGTAAATTTTTAGTAACGCCGGTAATTTGTCCTTTTTCTCCTTTAACCAACAAGTCTTTTAATGGAGGTATTCCTGTGTCCTCCATTAAAATTCTTTGTCTTGGATTCATTTTTTGAACTTCTAATAAATAATTTCTTCTTGCGGGTTCATAAGCATCTTTAATAATGGGAACTTCTAAAAATTTATAAAGTTCTAAATTGTCAACAAATTGATTTTTTGCAAAAGCTTCAGTATATAAAGGATTAAGCTCTCTTCTTATTGCTTGCTCAATATCCTCTATACCGCCAAATAAATTTATTCCTTTTGTATTGATTGTATCTTCAGAAGCTCTTTGTAATGATTGTCCGATTCTAGTTGATTGAATATTAGAGGTAACATCATCAATAATATCTTGTCCTATTCCCTCTACTGACCCCGAACCTCTTTCCCTAAGTGTTGTCTTTATTGTGTCTCCAGGAGCAATTATATTCAAACCTCTAAGCTTTCTTATGGCAGCTTCACCTCCAAAATCTACTAAAATTTCTACAGGAGTTACACCTTCTAATTTATCTGCGCTTATATTTTGTTTTATTTCTTGTATGACTTGATTTGGCGTTATATTGTCTTGTAAAAATAAATCAGAGATTTTTTTAACAGCCATTTTTTCTTCAACTGTAAATTTATTTTTATCAAAAACCTTTCCAATTTGCCTA